TGGTTTCCGTGGTTCTGACGAATATAACAGAAACTTAGCAATGTTCCATGAAATGCGTGATTTGAACGGTAAAATCGTTCTTGGTTCTAACTGGATGTTAAGTTGCTGGTATGGACGTGGTTCAAGTAAAAGTACGATTCTTAATAAGAAAAAGAATATGTCCCCTATTGCTTTTGATATGAACTATGGAGGGAATTGGGTAGGTAGTTCGACTGGAGCATTGATCAATATTAACCGTTTTATGAATTGTCGTACATTAACCGATCCTATTTTGGGGTCTGATAATGAAGATGAAGAATTTTACATGGCAGTTGACGTTGCTCGTTCTCAGAACAAAAGTAATAACCAATCTTCAATTGCAGTAGGTAAAGTAATTCGTTCTGATGATGGAAAAGTCGCTGAAGTGCAGCTTGTCAATATTATTCATGTTTCTAACACATTGAGTTTTAGTACACAGGCTTGTATCGTTAAGCGTGTTCGTAAGCGATATCATGCAACAATGGTTGTTGTGGATGGTAACGGACTTGGCACTGGCCTTGTGGACGAACTGTTAAAAGAGACTTATGATCCAAAGAGTGGCGAGACATATGCGGCGTGGGATACTGTTAATACAACAGCAGAACCAGAAACGCAAAAAGCAGATAAATGTCTGTATGACTTAAAAGCGCAGTCTGATCAAACAAGAATTATATCAAATTTCATTGATATGGTCGATTCTGGCAAACTCCGTTTCTTAGAAAGTAAGAATGGCGGAGATTATACTATCCGAAATGACGATGATTTGAATTCAAAGGTTATGCCTTTTGTTCAGGAAGAATTGTTCTTTCAAGAGGTTGGTAATTTGAAACTAATTCAAAATGGCAAAAATTTGTCAGTTGAAAAGGTTGTCAGTAAGTTTGATAAAGACCGATTCTCGGCAGTTGCATATCTGCTTTATTATATTATCAAAGTTGATGATACAAATAATCCGAAAAACAATGTGGATATGAAATCATTTGCAAAGCGGCTTCAGGCATTGAACCGTAGACCGAAAATGTATTGATGAAAGGGGTGATAAAATGCCACAAAAGAAAGTAGTTTATTCAAAATCAGACCATGATAATGATGTTAAGAATTTTGAAAATTTTGAGGCTGGGAAGTCACGCCTTGATTTAAGTGCATTTAAACGTCTTATGGTTCATGAATTGTGTACGAATACAGATATTTTGCGTTCATATAAAATTGGTGTATATCCAGTCGAGAGGATTCAGAGTGCAATTGAAAATCCATCTGTACATTCGACAATTTTAATTGAAACAAGTAGATATTTGATGCAGAAATCACAATTCTACGCAAGATTAAATAATTATTTTGCAAAAATGGGGTTATTTAATTATACAATCGAAGCGTATGATGTGAAAACAGATGATTTAAGTGAAGATGAAACAAGAGTGAAATTTCGTAACGCTTATTTCAATGTAAACGCCGAATTTGAAAAAATGGGATTTAAACATGAAATGTCTAAAATTATGAGCATCCTCCCTGTTGAAGATGTTTATTATGGATTAATTTTTGAAGATACGTCAGATTTCTTTATTCAGAGAATGAATCCTGCAATTTGTAGAATCTGCCAGATTCAAGATGGTGTATATAACTTTAAAATCAATCTTTCAAGTATTGATCCGATTCACATTTCTACTTATCCAGATTATATTCAACAGGCATATATTGATTTTAGAAATCATGTTGCGTATCATGACGGATGGTATGTACCTCCAGCAGAACGTCAGGTTTGTTTTAAGTGGAATGAATCATGTTTATATCCAATGCCAATGTTCATTTCTATGATTCAAGATATTATGGATTTGGACGTATATAAGAAACTTAAATTGCAAAAAGCAAGAGTTGATAACTATAAAGCTATTGTAATCGAGGTTCCTATTGATGATGATGCAGTTGATAAACCATTATTGACTGATGAAACATTGGCGATTTTTGCAGAAATGAATAAAGCTAATATGCCAGATGATATTGGTTTGCTTCATGCTCCCGGTTCTGCGGAAGCTGTTAGTTTCAAAGATAATACGAATAATACGAATAATCTTAGTGACGCTATTACAAATATTTATGATGGTGCTGGTGTTTCAAGTCAGGTATTTAATAGTGGTTCTTCTGGTACTGCTATGAAATTGTCTATTGAAAATGACGCAGCTTATATCTATGCGTTTTATCGTCAATGCGAAAGATTTTTTACACGTTTTATTAAATTGAGAAAATATAATAAAACTTCGTATAAATTCGCATTAAAAATTCAAAATTCAACTGTATTTAACCATTCTGATGTTGCCGATTCGTATTTAAAGGCTTCGCAGAATGGTTTGCCATTTGTAATTGATTATGGTGTTGCATTAGGAAAAACACCGAGCCGCATTTTGGGTTCATTGTTCTTAGAGAATGATGTTCTTGATTTGCATTCAAGGTTGATCCCATTGTCTACTTCCTACACTATGAGTAGTGATAGCGATGCTGATAATAATGGTCGGCCTACAAGTGATGATTTAGATGAAAGTGGAGAAAAAACGAGGGATTCTGAATCATATTTGAATCGTTAATATCACCGTTTTTGGTGTTATTAAAATATTTACAGAAAGGCGGTGATGAAGAAAGTGGGTCAAAAACATAAAAGATTGCCAGTTTCATTTACAATTAATGATTGTTTGGAAACAGAAGATTCTCGTTTTCTTGCCATTACGATAGATGTTCTGCATACAGGCTTGAATTTCAACGGAAGTATTTTCACCAAGGAAGTTGTTGATGCTAATGCCGAAAGCATCAAGAATACCCCTGTTTTGGGGTACATTGCTCTGAATCCAGACGGAGAAATGGATTTTCAAGGTCATGAATACAAGACGGTTGTAGATGAAGATGGCGAAAAGCAATATGTATATGCTGGGTCTGCTTACGGCGTAATTCCTGAGTCTTGTAATTACCGCTGGATTGAAAAGGTATGTTCTGATGGTGTTTGCCGTGATTTCTTTCAAGTTGACGCATTGCTTTGGACAAAGTTCAATGATGCGGTCACAATTTTTGAACGGGATGGCAGCAAACCACAAAGTATGGAGTTAGAACTTTCGTCAATCACCGGCGAGGAAAATGATGACGGTACATTTACATTCACTGGATTTAATTTCGATGGGTGTTGCTTGCTGTCATCGACAGATGAAAGTATTCAGCCAGCTATGATTGACAGTTTGGCGGTTGCACAATATACCGCACAGTCAATTTCACAGGAAATTAAAAATAAATTGCAAGAATACTCTATTTCTGTTGCTGAAAAATTAAAGGATGATAAAGGAGGCATTGATATGTCTAAGCCTAATTCTGATTTCACCTTGAATTTGATGGAGCAATTGGATGAAATTTATGCCTTGTTGTCCGAAAAGACTTATCGTGACAATTGGGGTTATGAATGTTCTCAGTATTGTTTTGTTGATGTTCAGGATGATGAAATTATCGTGATGGATCGTGCTGACCATTATCGGATGTATGGCATGAAGTTCACTGTTGATGGTGATAAGATTACTATTGACTTTGAAAGTGCAAGCCGTAAAAAGACTAAGTATGAGAATTTGGAAGATGGTTCTAATGATAATGAATCATTTGTGTTCGAGAAGGCCGTTTCTGATGTTGCGGATTATATGAACGAGCAAATTAATACTTTGACTGCTGATAAGGGTACAGCGGAGGCAAATTATGAGGCTGTCAAAAAGGATTATGACGAAATGAAGCCGAAGTATGATGCCTATGTAGTTGCTGAACAGGCTCGTGAGGAAGCTGCTGTGGAGGCCGCTAAAGATGCGGAGTTCCAGAAGTATGATCAGCATTTGAATGATGTTGCAAAGTACACTACGCTCAAGTCTGAACGTGATAAGTATTCTTTGGATGACATTCAGGCGCAATGCGCTATTATGTTCGCAGAAAAGAATCTGAATAGCAACTTCAGTCGTAAGGGTGCAGCACCTATGGTTGCTCCTGTTGTTGAGCCGACACCATCTGTTGAAGTGAATTCACGGTATGGTGTTCTGCCCATGAAGAAATAAGAATTTGAAAGAGAGGTATTAAGACTATGGATAAGAACTACACTGTCGTTGAGACTTCTAAGATCGCCGCAGTTCGTGGTGGCGGTCATATTTATAGCTTGATTTCCGATGACGAAGTTCAGAATGGTCACATTGGTTTCGTTGGCGATTTGGCTGCTGACGTGGAGGGTTTGGAAACACATGAGTTTGTCGTGCCTTCTGCCGCTACCATCGGCAAGAAGCGGGCTGTTCTGGTTGCTAATCCTGAGTGGGATTATGATGAAACTCGCCGTTCTAATCAGGCGTTGTATAACTACATCAATGAGGCCGATAAGCCTTTCCGTGCTTATGGTTTGATGGAGGGCGATATGTACGCTGTTTCCGCCCCCGGTATTGATGCTGATGAGCCTGTTGTGGGTAAGTATGTGATTCTGGCAGACGGTAAGACCACCGTGAAGATGGTTGAGGAAGCTGCTACCGCTGGTCAGGGTTTTGTTGGTCGCATTATTGGTTCTGCGAAGCGTGGTCTTGGTTGGACTACTAAGGGTGGTCGTGTGTATGGTCGGCCTTATATCGTCTACTTTATCGAGATTCTGCGGAATGATATTGTGGGTTAATTAGTAGAAAGAGAGGTATGTGAATATGGCGTGTGATATGACTAAACTGGCTAACTTCTCTGTTGAGAAGCAGCAGTTGATCGCTACCTGTGTTGATAATTACACTGGCGATTTGTGCAACTTTGCTTCTGCTAACGCTGATACAAGTGCTGGCAGCATGGATGCGAATATTCGTGAGCGTTTCGAGAAGGAAATCCTGCATGGTGAAAAGTACAATTATCGTACCTATCGCAAGTACAAGAATGACATTTTCGAGATTTTGGAAGTGACTCTGGATCAGACATTGCCAGAGGGTTGGCGGGAGAATGAGTTCTTTGATCGCTTTGTTGAAACCATTCGTGTTGACTTGGGCGATAAGAATGAGTTCTATGCCGAGGATAATGGCTATAT